GTTTGACAGTGTGATTGAGCCATCTCGAGCGGATCTCCATTCGGGCTAAAAGCCGTTGAAGCTGCTTGGCGATGCTGATTTCGGTATTGTTGAAGTGGAAGGCAAAGATTACGTTGTCTCCTTGCAGTGCCATGTTATATGACACGTCCAGATCTGATGTACAGTACACACACAGCGCTATGGTGACGAAGGACCACTGGCCCTGACCCAAACCCTCTAACCCGTTCTTGTGAGATCTCCACACCAAGTCAGATTCAGGCCACTGCGTAATTGGAATGGTCGGATCTGCCCCGGCTGGCAGAGTGTGCTTATCAGCGAGAACAACGGTTGCGCGTGAGAAGAAGGAGTGCATCAGATTGAATGTGTTGCTCATCCCAAATATGTCATTGAGCTCGTATGAGATTGGATCGACAACCTCTGGGCACATTGCTAGGTTCCAGCTGGAATAGTCACCCTCGACGAGGCACTTCTTTCGAGCCGTTGCTTCCCGCACAAGATGGTACAATCTCTTCTTCTCATCAGCGTTGGACATGGTCATGGTCTGGTGAGGGATATACTTCTTGAGGAACTGCTCTTTGATGTTGTACTCAAGAAGCGCCATTAGGGCTCGCATCTCGATCGTCATCTTCGCAAAGCACCGCGCGCTGTCTTTGAACTCTCTCTCCTTCTGCGTTAACTCAATGACAAGCTCATCCTCTTTGAAACCCTCCATGCGCACTCGGTTGATGAGCATCCGTGTGTCGAACTCACTCATCGAGAGTATTTTCTGCAGCAACCGGCGGGGCTCATGCTTTGAGCCCCCGAACCAGAACTTGGACATTTCAGCAGCGCCAGGGCAGATGGCCTTATCATCGAGGAGCTTGAGGTAGTCTTCTGAGTAGTCAAACTCGATGAACTTGTCAAATACAACAGTGTCAATGTCGGATAGCGGGTATGAGCCCAAGTTTAGGGTCGTGATGCGATTTCTGTAGTGTCGACCAAGTTCAGTGTTAATGGGGGGCGGGCATAGCATCGGTGGCCAGTCACTGTGGACTCGAATGTATCCAGAGAGGATGAGGTGCTTAGCAGTGCGCGTCACGTACTTGATGTGCGTGGCGCTACATGTCTTGGGTGCTCGCACGGCTTTTTGCACAGTTCTCGCAGATTTGACCGGGTAGACAGTCGGATGCCCGGAGAGTTTCGTCAGTCCGAACAGCTCGGCGGCATCGTGGACTGATGTGACACGCTGGGTTAGTC